CGCTCAACAGCTCCATCACCTCACCTAATATATAAGCGTTTATAGCTGTTTCAGCTTTATCTTCCATCTCTATAACTAAACTATCTGGTGCGAACTGGCTTAGTACTTCTAATATATCTCTTATAGTGTTACTCATTTATTCCTCTTTTCTTGATATTTAATCCTGTATAAATTCTTTAGTGCTAAATACCATCTCGCCCTCCAGTAACTCAGCACTGGTAGATGTAATTATCAGCGTGTGATGTGGGTGCACTTCTTGTGCCATAAATTTTATTAGTGGTTTAACTAGCTCGTTAAATTGTCTCTGAGTACTCCCTTCGTTTTCGCAATCAGTGCACAGCACGTTATTTATGTCAGCTACCGTTGTACCGCATTGTGCACAAGTACTATAATCTTCCATATTTCTCCTTTAGTTTAGCCTCGGCTTCTTTTACTTGTTGGGCTATAAGTTTAGCTATTCTGTCACTGTAAACTTTTAGGTATGCTCGCTGTTCACCTTTCCACTCTTTTTTTATGTCGTCACCAATTTCTAAATACTCAAGTATGTAGTTCGGTATTTGGCCGATAATATCTCGTATTTGCTCATCTAAGTTAGGCTCACTCATTACTTATCTCCTTTTTTACTAATTGTTCTTTATGGCCACAGCCACTACACCATAGCCAACCACTACTAAATAATACTGCACTTGAGCGTCTATCCTCGTGCTCAGGGCAGCGTATCTGCCAGCCTCTAGGATTCTTACGAGCCCTCTCGTCTAGCCTGTAGGCCTCATTTTCTACGGCAGAGCGGTCTGGCACAAAGTCAGATGCCACATGAGGCATCCGTGGCTCTTGGCGGTACTTGCATAGTCTCTGTGCCTGTAATGGAAGCAACAAAGCTATTGGGTAGTCCCTAACAACCCTATAAGCAGCCCCACAGTCAAAAATACTATTGGGTGCTGTAATGTTGTTATTGTCACCCTTTAATTCAAAATGCTTACAATGCCTCTCGTCGCTGATATTCTGGGCTGGTATACTCTTTATTATCCAAAAGAACATGTGGTAGCCATTGTTAGGTGTCAAAACTGTTAGTGTTTGTGGTAAATCTAAGGCCTTGTAGGTCTCCACCACCTCATCCCAATTATCTCTATTGTCTAAGTCTACAGCTATTAGCTTGAACCTTTTGCTCCTATCTAGTTGCCTAGGGCCAGTCAAAAGAGCCTGTGCTGTGGCTTTGCTATTCTTTAGCTTACGGCAATTCTTATTATCACCCCACTTGTCTCTAGTGTAGCGGTCCTTTTTAGTACCAGCCCAATCAAAACTGAGTAGGTCTTGCAGCTCATCCATTTTTAAGCATCCTGTCTCGCCATTCATTTATATTTTGTGGGTATACCCACCAAGCCTCTTGCCCCATAGCATTGAGTTTGTCGTGCCAATACTGCTGTAGTGGCTGTTTTTTTGAGGTCTTAGACTTCTTCCACTCTACAAAACAGCGGTAGCCATTGGGTGCCAGACAAATCGTGTCTGGGAACCCAGTGGGCGCATCGTTGCCGAATTGCACAAAAACCCATCCGAGTTTTTCAAAGTGCTTACGCTGGTCTGTTTTTAACTTACTTTCTAACATTTTGTCCCCCTAGAGCGTATGGTGCTGGCTTCAATCTGGGAGCTGGGCAAGCTCTCCGCTAAGAGAGCCTGTTATCCTTGGGTGTAGTCAACTAAATCTTCCCCAAGTGTTGACCCCAGCACTACTACGCTCTAATTTTCATACCCCCCTTTTTACACCCCACTGTGGACGACTAGCCCTGAGAACAGGGAGCAAAGGCTACATCAAAGGGGCACGCTGGTGGGTCGTTGCACAACCGTCGGTTCTAAATTTCCAGCTATCCAAGAGTAAAACCGCTGTCTCTAGCACTAGTCGCCCGAAGTGGGGCATAAAATCCCCCTTATCTTAAAAAGGTATGTTTTTTAATATATCTTCGTCTACTACCACTTCACCGCCAGTAGCCTTAGCCACTGTTTGGGTTGGTGTCTGCTTAGGCTCATAGCTTAGCAAGTTACGGTCTAAGGATGGTCTCTGCTCACCATTTTTATCTGTATAGGTGCTGCCATCTCTTGACTCACGGATTGATAACCAGCATTGTGCCTGTATCAATTTGTCTTTGGCTATATCAAATAGTTCTTTGGCACTAACCACGTTAGCCATAAAAGTTCTAGCTTTATCTTTTTTATCGGCATCTGTGCTATGCACCACTAGGCCACTAACATTCTTAATCGTGTATGGTAGAGCGGCTTCACTTAGCCACATAGTGACCTCGCCTTTGCCCTCATCGTTTTCTACAATAAACTTCATCCCCATTGTGCCAGTCTTAGCTTGTACAAGTTCAACAGCTTGGATGAACACCTCGTGTACCCCAACACCGAGCCAACGGCTGGTGCTAGCTGTTAGAATCTCTTCCTTCATCTTCTCTGCTGCTTTTTTATTGATGGTTACATCATTTTTTGCTAATTGACCTAATAGGTCTTTTTGCTCGTCTGCCATAATTATTTCTCCTTCTTATTAGTTATTGGCTTATAAAACTCCACTATAGCTTGGTCTAACATTTTCAAATCATTTGGTATGGTGTCTGTGTCAAACATACCCATTGGTGTCTTAACGCCCATACCATTAGTCTTAACCTTAAACACAAACTCGTCATCCACCATAACAGTCTCTACCACTTGGTTGGTTAATGCCTCTGGTACAAACTTCTGGCTAACCATCTGCCCTGTAGTTTTTAGTCTAAGCTCACCAGTTTCATTGGTCTCGCTATGGGCTAATATATAGAACCTTTGGTTGCCTTCTTTTTTGGTAATCTTTTCTATTGTGTTGACTACATTGACTGCCATTTGGGTGAACTTCTCGTATCCTTTAACACTAGCTTGGCTGAATTCCTCGTAGCTCATTAAAAAGTTAAAGTCGTCTATCACCACCACATCGGATTTGCTCTGGTCTATTGCTGCGAATAGGTCCGAGTAATTCTTAGCGTGGAATTGTGGTATGTCATTTTTGAACGGTAGTGGTTTACCTGTTGCGGTAATATACCCAATACTGTCACTTGCCTTAAAGTTTCTTAGGCTGGTTGATTTACCAGTCCCGCTTCGTCCTAAAACGAAAGTTAATTGTGTTGCCATTATATTCTCCTTCTTATTATGTACCTTTGCTTGGTAGTACCTCTAGTGTACCACACAAAAACAAACAATACAATAGTTTATTTATTAAAATGCTGTGAACACGAACACTACTAGTGCAATCGCAAATATTATGCTAGATAACTTTAGCTCTCGTTTCCTAGATTCGTCGTCTATGTTCTGCTCTACTATTGCTGAGGCAATAAACAGTGACGATATTGTCCCAACAAAAAATGCAATAGATGCAATAGATTCCATAATCTTGTCCTCAAAACCCCAAGTCTAAATCGGGGACCTCTCTGGGCTCATCGCCCATAAACTTATTTAATAATCTTTCATCAAACCGCTTAATGGCTGTGCCATCTAATTCTGGCAAGCCTAGTGGCTCGTGTAACCGCTCGTAAATCTGCCTAATCAAAGCATTGTTCCTCTCAACCTGTTTCATATAGTAGCTTCTAGTTTTTAGATTCACTACTATGTAGTCCGCCCAATCAACTCCACTGGCCATAATTTGCCCTTGGACTTGTAGCTCGTGGGCAACTGGTATGCCACCCTCCATTAGAGCCATAAAAGTGGTGTCTCCTACCACCTTGCACTCTAACACTCCCTTTTCTCCAGTTATGTCCACCACATTTGCATCTGGTGTAGCCACAAACCAATCAGAGATATATGAAAATGCCTCTGTTAGTGTGTTGCCTGTGTCCTGCATGTAGACTTCTTTGGCAAAATCCTCATAAAATATGCCGTCTGCCATTGGCTTGCTAACAAAATTCTCATAAGTGACCCCAAAATGTCGCTCGTATGCTAATTGTGTTAAATACTTTTTAGCCTTAGCGCTTGGCGTATACCCGTCTTTTAGTGTGTCAAACAAAAAGCCTAATCCACTAGCACTTGGTATGCCTGCTCGCTCTTTATACCAGCCAGCTGAACGCTGTGGCTCGGTGCTTATTCTAAATTCTTTACTGTATTTCTTCATCATTTATTCCTTAAAGTAGAGTTTATCTTTTTATAATCAGATGTGGCTTTTCTAGCCTGCCAAAATTCTCTCACTACATCACCATGCCTGCC